ACTTAAAATGTATTTGCAGTTTAAATCAGATACAGGTATTGACTTGATGAAAGAGTTTGATCAAACAAAACTAAATAATCCAGTTACAGATGTAATAGACGCTTATTATATAGCAAAGGCAGGATATGAGTTATGATAGCTTTTGTTTGTATTGCTGATGAAAAATATGCAAAGAAGTATAGTAAGTATATTCAATCTCAAAAAAATATTGTGAAGATAACAATTATACCTATCTTTTAAAAGGTGACAACAAATACATTGAAACAAAAGAAGATTGGTATTGGAAAAAAGTATTTGAAGTAAGAGACACTTTAAAACAATCTTCATATGATTATGTTGTTTT